GTATTGACAGCACCATACCGTGCCTGGAGCAAATCAAAGTCGAATTATCACAGGCAAAGCATAAGGCTTCAGTCAATGGGCGCACGCTGGTGGAGAAGAAGCCAGAGGGTGAGCCTTCCCCTAACCTTGCAGATATGGTAGTAATTCTTTACAATCCCAACCGGGACGTTTCCATTTTTGACGTAATTTAAGGGGTGATGGCATGATGAAAGCGCCGGCTGCTAAAGAGCCAAAGAAAGCCCCTATCCACGTTCCGATGAGTGAAGAGCAGATCGCCAAGGATGAACAGATGATGAACTCACTCACCAGTTTGTGTGAGCAGTTTAACTTCACCGCTGCCAATATGCTGTCACCTGGTTATGGCCCTGAAATCAGCCAGGCAGATGGCCTTTTTGAAAACATGCGCTGGTACCTCATATCCAACCTACGGCAGCTATTGTCACAGGCCTACGTTGAGCATGGCATTGTGCAGACCATGGTGGATCAGCCGGTGGATGACGCCTTCCGCGCCGGCTTTGAGATTAAAACCAGCCAGCTTGACGGTAATGAACTGGAAAAGCTGCTGATATATTGCAAGCGCAATAACGTCATTCGCAGCGTCATGCAGGCCAGCAAGTGGTCACGCTTGTACGGCGGTGGCGCGGTTATCATCATCACCAACCAGAATCCAGAGACGCCGCTGCGCATGGATCTCATAAATGAGAAAACGCCTATTGAATTCCGCAGCGTGGATATGTGGGAACTGTTTTATGACGTGCAGAACACCACCGGCAACCTGGGCGTAGGGCAAGGCATTGGTGACAATCTAGGTGACTTCTACAATTATTATGGCAAGCGCATCCATCACACACGCGTGCATCGCGTTATAGGCAAGGAAGCACCCAGCTTTATCAAACCACGCCTGCGCGGCTGGGGCATGTCAGAGCTTGAACGCCTGGTGCGCAGCCTCAACCAATACCTCAAAAATCAAGACGTTATCTTTGAACTGCTCAATGAAGCAAAAATTGATGTGTACAAGATTAAAAACTACAACAGCGCATTGATGACAGAGGGCGGCACCGGCCTTATCGCCAACCGCATACAGCGCGCCAACCAGATAAAGAATTACCAGAACGCCATAACCATGGACGCTGCTGACGATTACATGCAGAAACAGATTAACTTCACGGGCCTGGGTGAAATGCTCCTGCAGATACGTCAAGGCATTGCGGCTGACCTTAAAATGCCCATGACCAAAATATGGGGAATAAGCGCCGCTGGCTTCAATAGCGGTGAGGATGACATAGAGAATTACAACAGCATGGTTGAAGGTGAAGTGCGCCAGAAGGTAGAGTTTACCATGGTGGACGTGCTTATGGTTGCCTGCCAGAAAATCTTTGGCATGACACCTGATGACCTGCAAATCAATTGGAACCCGCTGCGTGTACTCAATGCCAAGGATGAGGAAGAAGTGAAGGACAGCCAGTTTAATCGTGTCATGGCGGCATACCAGAGCGGCCTGGTACCTGATATTGAGAGCAAGAAAGCTATTAACAAGGACAGCCTGCTTGGTATAGAGATAGATGAGAACACGCCGGCAGATGACCCCATTAATGGTGGCATGGATGCTGACGTTAAGAGCGCAAGCGGCAAAAGTGGTGGCGGGGCGCCAGACAAAGGGAAAGCAAAATGAGACTGAGAGATTTAGAGCCAGCGTTTTTAGCATATAACACGGTTGTGGAAGGTGCAGAAAAACGCGTATTCCATAAGCAGGTGCATGAGTTTAATGAAGCGCAGGGCATTGAGTTTCTTTGCCCGTGCTGCTATGAGGCCAATAAAGGCAATGTAGGCACGCACCTAGTGATCGTATGGTTTAAGGACAAGGTGCCTGTTGATGCAGAGCCGGGCCCAGGCAGGTGGACGCCAAGCGGCAACAGCTTTGACAATCTCACTTTGGCGCCTTCAATCCAATTGCGTGGCGGCTGTAACTGGCACGGTTTTGTGCAGAACGGTTTAACAGTGGATGCGTAAATGCGGCAATTACCTCCGCTATTCCTTTACGGGCGTTACTGGGCAGGCATTGAGCGTGGCATAATCCACCTGCTTGATGAACTGCTATACACGCCTATGGCCAACATCCTGCTAGACGGCGACCTATCAATTAGAAACTCCATAAGCGCGCTGCTCAATGCCATTAAACGTGGCCGTGTGTGGTATGAACAGGGGCGCTTCCATGGCGCCTATAACTCACAAATCACCATTGAGCTACGCAGCCTTGGCGCCCACTATGACCGTTACACTGAATCATGGGAATTGCCGCTTGATCATGTGCCGCCGCAGATATTCTTTGCCATGGCTGATGTAAATGACCGCATTGACCGCGTACGCAATAAGCTGCTTACAACGCTGGGCAGTGTGGACAGTGACGTTATTGACCACAATGTGGAAACCACTGAGCAATACCAGGCAACGCTGGGCATGATGGAGGGGCAGTTCATGCGCACGCTATCCGGGCTTGATATGGTGTCAATCGCTCCAAAGCTAACTGATACGCAGCGTGACAATATCGCCAAGGAGTGGGGCACCAACCTCAACCTCAACATCAAGGGCTGGACAGATGAGGCCATATTGAAGCTGCGCGCTGATATACAGCCGCATGTGCTGGCCGGCGGGCGCGCAGAAGCACTGGTGAAGGCCATACAGGAAAGCCGGGGGCATACTAAAGCCAAGGCGCGCTTCCTTGCCCGGCAGGAAACATCATTGCTCATGAGCAAATTCCGTGAAACGCGCTACAAAGACGTAGGCATCAACACCTATCGCTGGCATGGCGCAATGGACAGCAGGGAGCGGCCGGACCATAAGGCGCTTGAAGGTCAGGTGTTCTCATGGGATAGCCCGCCGGTGGTAGACAAGCGCACTGGCAGGCGTTGTCATCCTGGTGAAGATTACGGCTGCCGCTGCATCGCCATAGGCTTGGTGCATTAAACCTGATTGTCACGCGCCTGCATTTATGCGATAATGCGCATCATGACGGAAAAGATAAACGCCAGCCAGTACCCCAAAATCTTCTATTGCCGCCACATGAATGTAGGCCTGGCACGCTATGAAGATGAAACCATACTCGTGGATACGGACGGCATGCTAAACCTGCTTAAAACAGGCGAAGGAATACCCGTTTTTATCCTTCACCAAAATGTTGATCTGGCAAATATCAAAGAGCAGGCTGCCGGCTACGTCACGGATAGTTTTTACAATCAATATGACGGCTGGGGCTGGTTCAAATTCCTTGCGGTTGATGATGCAGCGCACGCCGCGATCAAGAAGGGCTGGAGCGTATCAAACGCTTACATGCCCAGTCAGTGGGGCGCTGGTGGCATGCGCAATAACGTGCCATATGACCGCGTACTTAATGATGGATATTTTACACATCTTGCAATTGTCCCCGATCCGAGGTATGAAGGGGCGAGAATATTAACGCCGGATGAATACCGCGATTACAACGAAAAGCAGAAACTCAAACACGCTGAATTACAGAATTCAACCACAAAGGAGCAACCCATCATGAAGTTCTTCAACCTGAAAAAAGAAGCCACCACCACCATTGATGAAAACACAATGGCAGAACTGGCTGATGGCAGCACGGTTAAGGTATCTGAAATGGTGAACGCTCTCACCAAGGCAAAAGAGGTTGAAGCCACCGTTGAAGTCAATGGCAAGAAAATGACCATTGATGAACTGGCCACTGCGTATAGCAAGCTGGGCAAGGAAAATACCAAAAAGGCGAAGAAAAACGAGAAAGACGAAGACGAGGACATGGAAAACGCTGAAGACCTAGAAATGGAAGAAGAAGGCGATGATGAAATTGGCGATGACAAAAAGGCCTCCGCCAAAAAGAACAAGAAAAACAAGAAGAATGGCAAAAAGAATGAAATGGATGACTGCGATATGGAAAACGCAGAGGATGAAGACAAGGACGATAAAAAGGACAAGAAGAACTCCAAATGTGATGACAGCAAAGTGGTTGATACCAACCTCGTTGATGACAAGTTCTTCAATGAATTGCGCAATGCCAACCAGCAGGTTGAACAGCGCAGCGCACCTTTAATCAGCACCAGCGTTGATGCTATCCAACGCGGCAAAGAGAAATACGGCAGCGGCAAGTAAGATTACCCATTAACCCGGCACTGAAACACTAACAGGAGAGAAACATCATGACGAATCCAGCAATTAACCAATTTGCGCAAACTCCTGTCCAGGGCCAGATGGATTTATCCTTCCAGGGCTCAGTGGTCAGTGCCCGCGTATCTCCTAACCAGTCTACCGCGCTTATTGCCGGCCAGGCTGTAAAGGGTGACAGCGCAACGCCAACCACCGCACAGGATGGCCCGCCCCCCTTGCTGGCATTAGCTAACGCCACTGACCCGGCCATTGGCTTTGTCGTGCGCAACATCAAGGATGCGTCATTCCCCACCAATAGCCGCGTGGAATTAGCACTGGAAAACGCTGTGATGTATATG